GGACTAGCAAAAACTTTCTACCATGGCTACAAGGAATTACAAGCAGAAGACTTTTTCTCTATATCTGACAGCAACGTTGCTGATCTTAATCTTGCTGATCGTGCAAATCTATACTTTAAGGTCGGTAATTTTGTAGACATTTCTTTTACTGAAGAAGAAATGGTAATTATTCGTATGATCGAAGATTGTGAAACTTTTGATGAGGTGCTGCAAGCAGCAGAAGAACTATATTTGTTCTGCAAGAATGAGAAAGAAGAAAAGATAGATGATATGGAGATGCCACCAGAGATTGGTGGTGAATCTGATCAACCAGCAAATGAATTGCCTAATACAGAACCTACTGAGTCTGAAGGATCTGGTGATGATATTGATGATAATGAAACGACAAATCAGCAACCATCATCTTCAGGTGATTATGATGATGAACTTGAAGTCATGACTGCTGATTCATTACAGGAAAAGATTGAATCTCTTGTGGATAGTGGTGCAATTGATAATGTTTATGTTGAGGTTCCTAAGGTCAATCTTGACGCAGTAATTGCTCAAAACGATGAAGTCCACTGTGAGATTAATCGTTATTTTAATCACCAGCAAAGTAAGTTTGAGGAATTCAATATCTTTGAAGAGGTTGATACTGAGTTTATTAAATTTAAACGTTCTGCACAGAAAGAAGTTAACTATCTGGTAAAAGAGTTTGAGTGTAAGAAAGCAGCAGACTCCTATGCCCGTGCCACCACAGCACGTACTGGTGTTTTAGATACAACTAAACTGCATACCTACAAATACAATGAAGATCTATTCAGAAAAGTTACAACTCTTGCTGACGGCAAAAATCATGGACTAGTCTTTATTCTTGACTGGTCTGGATCTATGAGTCGTGTTCTGCTGGATACATGCAAGCAACTCTTTAATCTTGTTTGGTTCTGTAAGAAAGTTGGTATCCCGTTTGATGTTTATGCTTTTACTAATGAATGGGAACGTCCTGAGTTTAATCCTAGTAATGGGGAAATCATTAAACCTGCAAAAATTGGAAATCGCACTGATAAAAAAGAATACACATTAGTAGTTAATGATGAATTTTCTTTGATGAATATTCTTACTAGTAAAGTGAGTAGTAAAGAAATGGAGAACCAGATGAAGAATATCTGGCGTATTGCTAATTATCATAATAGTTACCATAAGGCAACTTTTGGAATCTCTCCCCGATTGTGTCTTTCTGGAACTCCTTTAAATGAAGCTCTTGTTTCTCTTCATGAAGTCCTGCCTAAGTTTCAGAAAGAAAATAACCTACAAAAGGTTCAGTGTTTAATTCTGACTGATGGTGAAGCAAACGATCTTGGGTACAATGTTGAGATTATCAGACCTAATACTCAATACACGGGTCAACGCAGAATTCATCCTGGACATGGATTTCTCCGTGATCGTAAAACCGGAAATACATACAAGTTTGACTATGGGTGGCACACTTTCACTCAGACTTTGCTGACAAACATGCGCGATAAGTTTCCATCAGTAAACTTTATTGGTATGCGTGTTCTAGAAAGTCGTGGAGCAAACGATTTTATCAAACTTTATTATGATTATGGAACTAATGATTATGATAAAATTATGATTGATTGGAGAAAGAATAGAAGTTTCTGTATCAAGAAGTCTGGGTATCATGCATACTTTGGATTATCTGCAACTGCATTATCTCAAGACTCTGAGTTTGAAGTCGATGATGGTGCGACTAAAGCAAAGATTAAATCTGCTTTCCTCAAGTCTTTGAAGACTAAGAAACTAAATAAGAAAGTTCTTGGTGAATTCATTTCTCTAGTAGCATGACAAAAGAAAATTGGAGAGAGATAGCCAAATCGTCCGAAAAAGATCCTAAGGTTATTGAGATCCTCACTAATGGTCCTAGATCATTATCTCAAGCATACCTACTCGGGGCTATGCGATATAAATATGGACAATCCGATAAGTGACATACGGGAGGGTTTGAGACCTCCCTTTTTCGTTTATAATAACTTCAGTTCAAACAAACCACATGTCCCTCTCACCTGAGTTTATTCGCACTTCCCTTCAAGGGTTGTATGGTGAGTCTGTTGCTGCTGCTGATATTCGTGCCTGGTGTGCTATGAATGGTGCGAACTATCAAACTGTCACCAATAAACTTGCTGATTACAAAACTAGTCGTGGAAAGTGGAACTTGACCGTACAAGAAAAACTAGAGCAAACCTATCAGGCACCAACTGCAATGCCTGCTGTTGAGCAAAACCTTATTCCTGCAAAAGATGATACCTTCGTCAGCTTTGGTAACTTCGCTGATATTAAAAAAATTATTAAGTCCAATCTATTTTACCCTACGTTCATTACGGGTCTTTCGGGTAATGGTAAGACGTTCTCTGTTGAACAGGCATGTGCTCAAACAAAACGAGAACTTATCCGTGTAAACATCACAATCGAAACAGATGAAGACGATCTTATTGGTGGTTTCCGTCTTGTTAATGGCGAAACCGTCTGGCATAATGGCCCAGTCACTGAAGCACTGCAACGCGGTGCCGTGTTGCTTCTTGACGAAATCGACCTTGCCTCAAACAAAATCCTCTGCCTCCAGTCTATTCTCGAAGGTAAAGGAGTTTTTCTCAAGAAGATCGGAAAGTTTGTCACCCCTGCCGATGGATTCCAAATATTTGCAACGGCAAACACTAAAGGTAAAGGATCCGAGGACGGGCGATTTATTGGAACTAACGTGCTTAACGAGGCATTCCTGGAACGATTCCCTGTAACCTTTGAGCAGTCCTATCCTGCCTCTGCAGTAGAACAGAAGATCCTTATGGCACTCTGTAGTGATACAGACTTCTGTAAGCGTCTCTGTGATTGGGCAGACATCATCCGTAAGACTTTTTATGATGGTGGTATTGAAGAGATTATCAGCACACGTCGTTTGGTTCATATCGTTCGTGCCTACAGTATCTTCAATGATAAGGCAAAGGCAATTCAGGTTTGTGTCAATCGTTTTGATGATGAAACCAAGCAAGCATTCCTTGAACTCTATGATAAGGTTGATGCTGACTTTGTAATGCCAATTGACACAGAGGTTCCATTTTGATATAATATGACTAACTCATGGTCCTTTCTATTTGACGAATTAAATATGTCCAATCAAGATTATTATGAAGATTCTGGATTCAGTGCTGTGAGTGCTTCAGGCACTGAATCTCCAGATACTATTGTCTTTAGTGGTTCTCATACTACAGAAGTTCCTAATTCTAGTTCAACTTCTAAGAGTAGGCAAAGGTATAGTGAAGATGTAATCATCAAAGAATTGAAAGATTACATTACCCGAACCTATGATCAGCATTATTCTGCTGGTGATGATAAGATTCAGACTCTTGATCTTATCGAAGCTTGTGGTGATGGTGAGGCATTCTGTCGCAGCAACATTCTCAAGTATGCGTCACGATATGATAAGAAGGGCACTGCCCGTCGTGACATTATGAAGATTTTGCATTATGCTGTTCTTCTGATGCATTTCAACGACAAAAATGCACAACGTGAAATTTACCCTCAGTGATGAAAACTCGACCTCCTATGAAACTGTCTGACAAAACTATCTCTGTATTGAAGAACTTTTCTTCGATCAATCAATCGATTCTCTTCAAAGAAGGTAGTAAACTTCGTACTATCAGTCTAATGAAGAACATTCTTGCCGAAGCAACTGTAACTGAAGAGTTTTCTAAAGACTTTGGAATTTATGATCTAAACCAATTCTTGAATGGGTTAAGTGTACACCAGAGTCCTGAGTTAGATTTTACTAATGATGGATATGTTGTTATTAAAGAAGGTCGTTCTCGATCTAAGTACTTCTTCGCTGATCCTAATGTCATCGTAACTCCACCAGAGAAAGCAATTAATCTCCCCACAGAAGATGTTTGCTTTGAACTTTCTACTGCTGTTCTTGAGAAACTTTTGAAAGCAGCTGCAGTTTATCAAGTTCCAGACCTTTCTGCTATCGGTGAGAACGGTGTAGTAAAACTTGTTATTCGTGACAAGAAGAATGACACTTCTCATGGACATGAAGAAGTTGTTGGCGAGACAGACAAAAACTTTGTTTTCAACTTCAAAATTGAAAATATCAAAGTGCTGCCAGGTACTTATGATGTTATTGTATCTCAAAAACTTCTATCCAGATTTACTTCTCAAAATCATGATTTGACTTATTACATTGCTTTAGAACCTGATTCTACCTTTGAGTGATGACGTTTGATGTGGCCATGAGAATCACAGGTAGTGCTCTTGCAATCATTGCCTACTTTGTGGTTCTTCATGTCAGCGTTGCTTTTGGAGTACTTCTCCATTTCATTGGTGATGCTATTTCAGTTCCTTACTTTGTGAAGACAAAATCCTGGGATGTGGTTATAATGCTATCATTCCTTTTGATAATCTCTTTATCAAAAATATTATGAACATCT